TGATTTACCAATTCATCACTAGAACGATAGCGTGTACCTTTGATTTTGGGATCCATAATATTACAAAACATAAATCTAGATACTTTCATACTCTTTTCGGCAACTGGTAAATAAAAGTCATCACGCCACTTTTCATATTCATTAAATTTAAACCAAGACTGGTTCTCTTCTTTATCACCACCTTTATTATATTCTTCAGTAGAAAAATAAGGTGGACTTGTAAACGCAATATCAATATCAGGTAGTTCATCATAAGGTAAATCCTCTGCACCACAATTCCATATCTTAACTTTTTTGTTAGGAAAGAATTTACTGTACTCCTCAATCTGTTTCATATATTGTTTGTATGTGTTTGGATTTGGGTCACTACCATAATATTCTGTTGCATTACTAGCAAAGAAACCAGCAAGTCTATCTCCCCAACCACAACTAGTATCTAATACCGTTTTTGCATTGGTCATATCATATATTGTTTTTGCAACAACTGGTTTAAATTGTGTTGCGATATATGTACCCAGTCTTATTGCCTCTCTATAACTATGTGGCGATAAATCTTTAGTACTATTCACACCTCTCCATAATGCACCTAAAGTTCTCCATATATCTTTTGCACTACCATTTCTAAAAACTTCACTAGGTGCTCTAAAACTATAACTTGAACAGTCTAATCTTAAATGTTGATGAAAATAATTACTACATTTATTATATAGAGAGGAGGCGTCTATAATACCTAGTCCGTATTTTGAATATGAATATTCATAATCATCATACTTTTCACCTACAACTTCATCTGATTGATCTCTAGGTCTACATATTTTACTTGTATCAAATTTACTTAATTTTATTATGTTGTCTTTCATTTCGTCATATGAAATTACATTTAAAGGAAATTCTGGTCTTACTTTAGCAATATATTCTGCAAGTGTCCAACGAAAGACATCACGACCAAATTCATCAGTATATCTACCGAATGTTTGACTATCTAAAATAGGTAAATTTGCTTCGTTAGCGTGTTCTTCTAAGTGTTTTAATAGTGTTTCATTTAACATACTCTTTAAATAACTCAACTCCTTTCTTACAGTTTTCTTCCCATTGATCCGCATTTCCTTCGTCTGAAATATATTTAAAACATCTAAACGGTATTTTATATTCTTCACATACAGACGCCAAAGCATATGCCTCCATATCTGCAACATCATATTCATCAGTAAACTGACTATCACCTTCCCAAAAGTTATCGCCTGTGCCACAAACAAGATCATCTCTACCAAAAGATGAATTAGGTAAACCTGTATCTATCATACCTTTACCAAAGGGTGTTTGATAAGTTTCGAATCCTAGTTGTGTTGCGTTCATATCTCTTTGTACAAATTTTCTAATCTCGTATATTTTACCAACTTCAACTTTTCTAGAACACTTAGCGGCGGTACCATAATTAATTATCTGTTCTGGTTTCTGTTTGATTATATGATCTACTAGAACCATAGTGGCATTTACTTTACCGACACCTGTTATTAAAACAGTTTGAGGTAAATTTACAACTTCTTGTAGTAGTGCCGATACAATCATATGCCTTTAATTGAATCAATTCCTCTCTCTGGACATAGATATTTCCAACTGATAGGAAATTCTGTCATTAAAAAACCACTAATTGCATTTGCAAAAAATCTTGTCTCTTCTTGAGTATCATTTTTAAGTCTTAGATTACACACACGAGCAAAAGCATATAATGTACCCGACCATATCCATTCTGTTTGCATACATTGTGGCAATACAGTTCTCGCCTGTTCAGGTGCAACTCCGAAATAAACTAGTTCTTTGTATATCTTTACTGACTCTTCTAAATTTCTATTGTATCTATCAATAACATTAGGTGGTAAATCAATAAGACCACTAGAACCTTGTTTAGAGTTTTCAGGTTTACCTCGCCATTGATCTATCTTTCTTAATTCAGGTTCATATGAAACATATCTTCTAGACACCTCATTCCAAGATAAACCTACTTGATGTTTTACTAATTGTCTTGCAACATAAATTGGTGCTTGTATTCTAAACTGTATTGTTGCGTGAGCAAACGGTGACCAGTGATCGTGTTCTACAAGATACTTAATTAGTTTCTCATCTTTATCTGTCATTTCATCTGCAACCTTTGAGTATGAAACTCTAGCAGCATTTACGACAGATAAATCACTACCCATTTTATCTATCAATTCTACTTTCATTCAAAAAAACTTTCTAGTGAGGCAGTTCGTTCAAAGTTCCAACCGATTGCACTCACTATAAATCGTAATGGATCTAAAAATGACTTTTCAAATTGCTTATCATAGTCAATATATTGTTGTAATTTAAATTCTTTAGGTAGTTTTGTTATGAAAGATATAACATTGTCTTTAAGAGGATTAGGTTCTTTCAATGCAACAAACTTAATCTTATCACCCTCTTGAATTGCCTGATATTTATTTAGCAGGGTGCTGTCTTGTCTCAAGTTTACATTATATAATAAAGCACCTTTTACATGAATTGGTGTATGTTTTCTATATATTGTATCTTTACTTTGATATTTCATTAAACCATTTACGCCTCTAGGATAAGCAATATCTTCAACAGGTAGATTATTAAAATCTCTTCTAAACTCTTCAATAAACTCAATCAAGGCATTTTCATCTTTTGTCATAATAACTTTTAGTGCCTCTTTAATTTTCTCTCTACACGCTTTAGGTGTAGATGACTTAACTGCCTCGATACCCATAATCTTTAGTTTAGGTTCGTCATAGTCAACACCTTCAGAATTATATACATTGAGAATATATCTTTTCTTAGCGGTCCAGATACCTTTGTTGGCAATCACTTCTTTATCCATCACCATCTTTTGTTTATAGGCGTGTGTATAGTCTGCCAACTCTTGATACTTCTTATCAATAAAAGGTTTTAGTTTCTGATCGCAAAACTTATCTAATATTCTTACTGTCTTTTTAATATCATCACCTAGACCCATCTTCTTTACAACATCACCCATACGAATATAAATTGAATCTGTATCTGAAGCAACAACATAATCAACCTTATCTGTTTTTAACAGTTCATTAAGATATTCATTAACACGCCTTTGAATAAAACGAATAGAATATTGACCTGCAAGTGTAATACCTTCTGCCTGTCTTACATCATAATATCTACAATACTTGTTGCCGATAGCACCATAGGCACTATTGAGAGCAATCTTTCTTGCCATTTGAATATTATTATATCTAGATATATCGTTTTGAATTTGTTTATTATGTTTATCTCGTTGAAGTTTCTTTTGTTCCTCTATCATTAATTTTTTATATTTACTTCTATCTGTATAATACTTCTCCATCAACTCGCCTAAGAAACCAGGTTTGTCAGTTCTAAATATGGCGCCATTAGGTGTCATAGTTCTTTTCTCAAACTTAGAAAAATCAACTTTACCATTTAACATTGAATCTACATTTGCAAGTTCTGGTTGATGACCTATTATAGTTTCAGGTGATATATTATACTGCATAATTAAGTGAGGATACAAACTATTTAAATCATAACTTACAACCCAATCGTGAAAACCCACAATCGGATCTTTAACATAAGCGCCTTCATAAGGTCTTGCACCTTCATGTTCTTCTTTTTGAGGTATAACCATATTCTTTTCTTTTAAGAAATTAAATATGATTGCATCCCACATTGTAACCTGTTGGAATACTTCTTGATAATTAACTTTCGCCTCATATGCCATTGTTAGGTGTAGATCAATAAGTTTCATCTTGTCATCTAGTCTGTCAACTAACTCAACATCTTGAACATTATAATCTACAAAGGACTGGTAGTCCTTGGTGTACCACTCTTTAAAACTTTCATAGGGATTGTCATCTTTAAAATCACCAAGTTCTACGCCAGCGATATAGTTTAAACGATAACTCTCTTGCCTTGAATAAGTATATTTCTTATACAAGTCTAAGTAGTCTAAGTTTGATACACCAAGAATATCATAATAAGGTAATTCATTACCGAATGAACCGCCTTGAGTTTTTGATTCAACAATACCCCAAGGACTTAATCTTAAAATTTCTGCCTCACCCATTAGATACTTGATACGATTTATAACATAAGTCATATCGAAGAATTTAGAATTCCAACCGGTAACAATATCGGGATCATATTCTTCCCAAAACTTTAAAAATGCCTGTAGCATTTCTCGTTCAGTTGAAAATTTTAGATAGGTAACATTATCATTTACATAATCACCTGTGCCGAATACAATTATTTGTTTGTCATTAAGAGACTTTACGGTAATGCAAAGTATCGGTTCGATTGTGGTCTTAGGGTCTGGGAAACCATTTTCACACATTGTCTCAATATCAATAGTTATGATATTGATTTTATCTCGATCCCATTGAATAGGACCTTTAAATTCATCTGATATAAAGGCGTGATGGTGTCTAGTATTGCCAAAGAATTCAAAACCAACAACACCCTCATATTGTTTTAACCACTCTCGTTGCTCGTAAGTAGAGTCGAAAGGTACTTTCTCACACGGTCTGCCGTCAAGAGTTTTATACTTAGTATCTTTTTTTACTGGTACGAATAATGAAGGTTTGTAATTTATTCTTTGTTTGACTCGTTTACCGTTCACGACTGCTCGTGTTAGTAATCTGCCTCTATGGGGAATAACGCTTGTGTAGAACTTCATATATTCATTATAACAAAATTTGACCTAAAAGTCAAGGGTTATTCCGTAATAAGACCCTTTGGTGTTTGAATTAATCCACTACCAAAATTTTTGTTATAATGATTTAGTAAATCTAAACCAGGTTCTTCTATGAGAAGTACATCTTCTTTTTTTATATTGATTTCTCTTTTATCGGTGAATGGAAACCAAGGGGCAAATTGTAGTGTGCCTTGTCCTGTTTCGCCAGCACCAACAAATCCTAATGCCATTGGTTTATCCATGGTATAAGAGTCTTTCATTTCACTTACTTTCGCAATTATAAAATCGCCTACTTTTAATCGTAGGACTTTCACTTCACTTTGTGCCATTATTTTTTCCTTTTGTTAT